TGCTGATGATGTCCAGGTTGCCGCTAACCTCGGTCCAGGTGCCGCCCCCGGAAGCCGTCCCCAGCGTGGCACTGTCGGCGCGATTGAAGTTATCGGTGAGGGTGGTTTCGTGCGGCAGTCGCCCCGGATGCCCCTTCCGCAATTCCGGAGGTACAAGGTCCCGCCACCCTTCCCCCTGGATGCGGAACTTATCGCACCAGCAGTCCAGCACCCGGCGAGCGTGCCCGGACTTCCCGCCTTTGCGCCGCTCGTCCTTGACCGCTTCGCGGTAGCAGCGGTGCAGCACGTCCTTTACCTTCGCAGTGTGCGCGTGCTGCCCCCACTCAAAGCGCTCCGTGCGGACGATGGAATGTCCAGGTAGGTGCAGCGATAGACGACCTCCGGTTTCGGGCATCAAGGGAGAAGTCGGCGTGTCGCCGCTGGGGTCGCTGCCCTGCGTTAGCTGATCCCAGAGCAAGTCAACCAGCCAATCCCCGGAGGCTCGATAGCCGAGGAGCGCTTCCCAGGCGTCCTGCATCGCCCCGGTAACGGCAATCTCCCGGCAGTCTCCGCGGCCTAACGGGGTATATTCCGAAGCCAGCGGGGACGTGGCCGCAAAGAAGCCATAGGGCTTGTCTCCGTAAGCGCCCGCCAACTCCTGTGCCGGCAGCCCACGCAGATCAACCGCGGCAATGCACCCATCTGGGGCTGACCACCGCTCGCCTTCCGTGTCGCTGATCCAGGCCCACGGGCCGAGGTAGTAATGATAATCGTGAAGCATTCGGCTCCAATGCAAAAGGCCGCACCCCGAAGGATGCGGCCAAGAAAAGCGGTATGGGGCAGCGCGTCACTGCGGACTACTGTTCAAGCCCGTAACTTTGCAGGTCATCTACCAGGGCATTGACGAAGCCCGCGAGGTCTTCCGTAAAGGCTCGCAGGTTCTCATAGGCTGTCCGGAGCGCGTTGAGGTCCGCAAGCTTCGCTTCGCTATCCGCCGCGCCGGTATAGGGCGTGCTTTCCGGGTCGCTGGTGTAAGCGGAGAGGGTGCGGTCGGCAGTGGCGTACGTCTGGGTGAGCGCAGCAGCGCGGGAAGCCAGCGTCACTCCGAAGAAGCCCAACTTCCCACCGCTCCGCGAGAGCTGCACCCCGCCGCTGCCTTTGCCGCGGAAGGTGGCGTCTACATTGGTTTCCCCGCTCGCCTCTAGGATCGGCCCGGCGCCAGTTGCCCCGTTGGAAAGGGTCAGCTCATTGACGGCGGAAGCCGTGGCGGTCAGGTTCAGCAGCTCGTTTCCGCCGCTGTCCAGAATGGACGTGACCACGCGCGGGGAGACAAGCCGCGCGGTGCTGCCGCTGCTCTCGCTGCCGCGCCGGAGAATGTCCGTGCCGTCGCCGTACACCTCGCCGGAGTAGCCCTGCGTGATCGCAATACCGGAGCCGCTCGCGGTCTTTACCGTCAGCGTGTAGCTGCCGGTCGTGGCGTTGACGACTAACCAGCGCTTCTTCCAGGTCGGGACGATGATGTTGATGGAGCCGGTAAGCGTGCCGTCAAAGTACAGGATCGGATTGCGCGCCTGCGTGCTGGTGAGGGTCACGTCAGTGGAGCCGCTCACGTCGAGCGATAGCATCCCGGCGAAGGCTGCTTCTGCGCCGTTCGCCAGCGCGTTGACATCCGCTGCCGGGAGTTGATCCGTGCCGCCGTAGCTGTTCGTTAGGCCAAGGGCCGCAGTAGTGCTCATCTAGTCTCCCGACAGAATGAAGTCGTCAAGTGGCGTGATGTCCAGCCGCCCGTACGGCGTCCAGGTGCCCGACACGTCCGCACCTGCCCCCACGGGCGTGCTACTCTGCGGACCGCTGGCAGCGGTGGCGCTGCTTCCCTGCACGGCGGCACGGCGTTGGCTCTCGCGCAGCAGGCGGTTGGTTTCGGTGGGTTTCATTTAGTGGGCCAGAAAGTGAAGAAGGCCACCCGGTTAAGGGTGACCTTTCTTGATTGCGAGGGCAGGACTCGAACCTGCATTTCCGCTGCGCCGCGTCACTACACGCGGGCGGTCTCCGGCCGTTAGAGGACCTCGCCGGGCTAGAGGGTAGCGCCTCTAGCCCGTTTTCTTTGAGCCCCCGTTCGCCATCCCGAGATTCGAACTCGGAAGGCCATTGGCCAGGCTTTTACGCCCGCGTCTACCGGTTTCGCCAGACAGCTACTAGGGTTACTCGACTTACATGTTAATCGACCAGCAGACCACGCGTCAACTCCTACACCCGCCGCAGCGTCCCCGTTGTCGTAAGCGTGGCGAGGTCGCTGTTGGCGGCGTAGTTGATTTCTTGCGTCAGCAGCACGAACTCCGTACCGTCTACGATCCCCTGACCCTGGAACCCATAGAGCGCCCAACGCTCCCGCCGGGAGTGCCGGGGGTCAACCGGGATGCTGAAGTCCGCTTCATCCTTGAGCGCAAAGCCCTCTTGTGCGAGCGCCTGCGCGTGCCCGAGGAGATAGCCTGCGGATGCCGTGCCGTTGAGTTCCAACAGCCGCGTTTCCCGCCAACCGGAGAAGCGCTCGTTAGTGGCGTCCGTCTCTGCGGTGCTGTCCACAGCTCCGGAGAACACCATATTCCCGCTCTCGTCTTTGCAGTAGACGAGAACCGAGGTGCAGCTTTCCTTGTAGTCAGTGCGTGTCGACAGGCTCTTGGACGTGTTTCGCTCGTCCTCGCCGGTGCTGGGAGCTGTCGACCGCAATACGTGGTCGACAGTCGCGGACACGTAGTTCAGCGGTACCGGCGTGATGACTCCGGCATCTGTGATGGCGAGTTCTAAAAACCGCTCCTTCTGAATGCGCCGCAGCGTCTCCCACGGCATCTCCTGCGCCGTCGTCAGTTCACACGGCTCCTCGGCCATCCCTAAAGGAATGAGGCCCGTGGCTGCTGCCGAGTGCCCGCTGAAGTACGATGAGTTAAGCCCCTGCCACGTCAGGATCTCCACCGCCGCCGCGTTGGGCGTTTGGCCGCACAGCGCCACCTGCCGGAACGGGCTCCACGGGTCGCGCTTGAACCGCGCGGAGATGTTGAGCAGGTTCCAGGTGACGATTACCTGCGATAGCTCCTCGCTCCAACTGGTCGTTTGGTCCGCAACGTAGAAGTAATACGGCCCGTACGTCTCGTCGGTCCCATCCGAGAGATGATAGCCGACGTAGATCCGCACCTTGCGCCAACGGTAATACTTCTTCGTGTTGTTGTCATACGCATTGGCCGCAAAGCTAATCGTTGCGGACGTGCCATCCAACGCAAGCGGCTTGACGATCCGCACTGATAGCAGGTCGCCAGGGAGGGCTTCAGGCGGATCCGTTCCCCCTGCCTGCACAGTCGGCGCGATGCGGTAATTGACCGCATAGAGTACCGGCGTGAAGTACCAGGAGAACGCGGCGCCTGGCGTAGCGGTCGGTGGCGTCAGGGTCGCGCGGTACTGCGCGAGCCGTGCAGTCGGCGTGCCGAGGTCGGTAAACGCCACGGTGCCGCCGTTCTCGTCGTACCGGCTGCCGGTGAACGTGACAGTGGCGGCAACTCTCGAGCGCTCGAGCGGCTTCGCCTGGCTGTCCCACGTTCCCGCGAATGCCTTGAGTTGGTGAATGCCGAACGTGCAGGAGCCACCGCGCCCCCGCAACACGATCTTGCCGCCGGGAATGGTCGCGGCCCCGTCGCTGGGAGTGTAGCGGGTATACGTGCGGCCAAGGTCCGTAGAGACACATACCTGACTCCGGAGCACCCGCACGTAGACCCACACCTCCGCGGCGTCCGTCCACCCTTCTCCTTTCGGGGGGCTTGGGATATCTGCCACCACGCGCCACGCGCCGGAGACGAACCGCATCAGGTAGCTGCCGTCCTTCGTGAACTGCACGCCGTACGAGGCGCCGAGTTCAATGCGGATGAACGGAGGGTAGGTGGTGAAGTCCCAATCGCTCGGAGTGTCGGGCAGCACCAGCGAGAACGCGTACTGTGCGTCAGTCGGCGCGGAGTAGGTGGATGTGGCGCTCCAACTGGTGACGGTGGACGAGGAGTCGTACTGCGTCACGCGGTAGCCGCGAGCGCCACCGGCAGAGAACCGCTCCTCTTCCCAGCTTCCGCCAGTACGCGTGAAGTGCGACAGGCGTGTATCCTGCGTAACGAGGAACGGCCGGCAGCAAACGCCGATCCCTTCAACCTGCTCCAGATAGGCGATACCGCTGGAGTTGACGCTTGGAAGCCCACTGCCGAACGAGGACGCCAGCACATCGTACCACGCCAGCCCCGGATCAATTAGAACAGGATCTCCGTGCGCGGGCTTGTACACTTCTACCAGCGCGTACGGGTAGTCTCTTGTCGGGGTAGGCATTTAGGTCTGCGGCTCCGAGCGCCATTTTCCGGAAGCGGTAACAACGGCGGAACGGATGATCTGCACAATATTACTGGTGGTAACCATTGGGACATAGGCGAACGTCAAGCGTCCGTCCGCATCTGCACGCAGGCACGCGCTGTTTACGAAGTTCTGGCCGTAGTCCATAAAGGACAGGTCTTGCATTGCGAAGTGCCCACCGCCTGGCCCCGGAATGAGCGCAGGGTTGATGGTGTAGCTCGATGGATACCAGGCAGTGGGCTTCCCATCCGAGTCCAGCGGCGAACTTGCCAGGAACCAGGAGTGGGAGACGTTGGAGCTCAACGGGACGAAGGTAATCGCCGGAACCGTCTGCATCGCCAAGCAGAGGAGTTGCTGCTTCGGGCACCAACACAGCGTCGGGTTGCGCCAATCGGACGCCACCACCGTTACCGGTGCGGTCCAAGTCGCGCCGCCGTCCTCGCTCTGCTGATAGTAGACGGCCCCCGCGTCACTCCAGGCGAACCCCCATTGACCGCTCGGCCCTACCCGCACCGATGCAGTAAGGTCACCCGCCGCCGCCACGATCAGCACCGGCGAGGAAACGACGGTTAGCACCCCGGAGCTGTCGAGGTCCACCGTCAGCCAATACCAGTCCGCAGCGCTGGTGTCTTGCATCACCACTACCAGGCGGTTTCGCTTGGCGTCCCAATCGCTGACGACGTTGCGATACCCGCTCGCGAGGGTGACCGGACTGCTCCAGGTGCGCCCCCGGTCGCGGCTCGTGATGAGCGAGACGGTCCCGGAGAGGTCGTAAACCAGGTCCATCAACTGATCGCCGCGGATGGACATGCTGACGCTGTTCCCGCTGGGAGTGAGCAGGGTACCTGCCGGTAGCGGAGGGGTTACCGAGTCGGCGTAGCGATACAGGCTGATGCGCCCGCCGCCTCCGTAGGCCGATACGATCCGCCCGGTATTGGTGCGGACGAACGACGGCCCGAAGATCGCCATTAGCCCGCCGCTCCGATCATCCCGCTTTCACGGCTCATCCGCTCCTGGAATTGCTGGAACGCTTTCCAGAGCTTCTCCGGGCTCATCTGCCCGTCCCCGAGGAACAACTGCATCACCATCGGTTTAGGCGCGAGTGCCGCCGCCTGGCGTGCCGCTTGCTGGCTTTCGGTGACGGCGCGAGAGGTCACGGGGTTGCGCTCTGCCATCTCTTGCAATTGGTTAAACTGCCCGAGCAACTGCGCGGACCCACGGCGCCCCAAGCGCTGGAACCCACCGAGGTTCTCCACCACCTTCCCGAACAACCCCTGCACGTCCGTCTGCCGGTCCATCCGCTCCGTGTAAGACTCGCCCTGAACCCGGCGGCTCTTTTCGTAGATTTCCGCCGTCAGCAGTCGGTTCATCTCCGCGGCCTTCTGCTGCCGGGATAGGAAGGGATTGTTCGCGAGCTTGGCCTCTTGGAAACGATCCGTCGCAACCTGGCTGTTGATCCGGTCCGCATTCATCGCTTTGAACGCACTCACCACCTGTTCGCTGATCTGCTTCAGGCTGGATGCGCGCTCCTGCAATTGGCGCTTGTTGGCTTCCGCGGCTTTCTTCGCCTCGTCCGCGGCTTTCTTCTCGTTGCGGGTCGCTTCCTCTTGCGCCAACCGTTGGGCCTGGGAGAGAGTGCGTTCCAGGCCGGCGTGTTCCGAGCGCAATTCCTGAACCCGGAGCGCCGCATCCCACGAAGTTTTCGTGAGAGGGAGAAGCTGCTTTATCTCTGCAGCAATCTGTTCCTCGCGCGGGATGATCGCATACGTCATTTCGACGTACTTGCCCGCTGCCTCTTGCCCTTCTACTGCCAATGACGCCCGATCCGCCGCTTGCGCCATTTGCTCGCGGAAGGCCATATCCTGAAACTTGCGGACGTTATCCGTCTGCTGCTTCCCGGCTTCCGCGGCCTTCTTCTGGTTGTCCGCAACCTCTTTTACGGCCTCGCGTTGGAGCTTGTTGGCCTGCTCGATAAGGTTCGCTTCGTCCCGCTTCAGCGCCCAATACTGCTTGTTCGCTTCGGCGCTTTCCCGGATCTTGGGCGCGAGCTTCGCGGCATCGTCCGCAAACTCCTTCGCGCGCGCGGTCAGCAGCGGAACGCCCGTCGCGGCCTCGCGCTGCGCCTGCATCTGCTCCGGCCCACGCGCCGCCGCGTTGGTGCTCTGCTGCATCCGGAACGCGAATTCTGCGTCGCCTGCCTGCGAACGGAGCTTTAACTCCTTCGGGTCGATGACTGCGTTCCCGGTGCCGCCTATGGCATCGTAAGCAGGAGCGCCCCCCGCCGCCATAGCCGCCGCAGGAGTGCCCGAACTGCCACCGCCCGGGGCGCCCTTCTTGCCGCGGAAGAACCGAGCGGCGCCTTCCGCAAGCTCTACGGAACCAGCCGGCAGGGCAGGTGCGGCCCACTTAAGAATTCCCTGGAGCTCTTTCGGGAGAGCCGAGTACACGCCAGCGCCCGCGCCCACCGCCGCCGCGCCGCCCAGCACGATCCCCCCAGCACCAAGCCCTACGCCTGCGCCCGCAAGTCCTGCGCCACCTGTCGCCGCCGCGCCGCCGCCGCCGAACATCCCTGCGATCTTGGCGACCATCCCTGCACCGGAGAGCAGCGGACCAAGAGACGCCACAAACAGCGCCCCGGCGCCTGCCGCCTTCTTCATCGGGTCCGGAAGGGCGTTAAAGGTATGCAGCAGGTCGCGTGCCACCCCCAGCGCATCCTTAACTGCCGGGATCAACTCTTTCCCGAATGCCGCTGCCGTGTCGGATAGTTCCGCCTTCATCGTCCGCATTGTGTTTGCGAGGCTATCTGAGGTGCGGTTGTAATCCCCCTGCGCGGTCTTCGTCTCGCGGAGAATGATGTTGTATGCGGCCTGCGCTTTTGCGGACGGATCCAGCGCTTCCCCTTTGACGGAGATGAGCCCCATCTTCAGGGCTTCCGCCTGGATCTTCGCTTCCGACAAGTTGACGCCGAACCGCCGCAGCGGCTCTGACTCCCCTACCAGGCCGGCGCGCAAGGCGACCATCGCCTCTTCCGGGCGCACGTCCTTAAAGCTCGCCAGGTCGCCCGCAAGCTGAACCATCGTCTGGCTCATCTTTGCGGACTGCCCCTGCCCGATCTCCATAGCGGTGAAGAGGGCGCCGAAGTCGCCCACCGCAGAGAGGGCTTCCGCGCGGGACTGCCCGAACCCCGTTGCAGCCGTTCGGGTCCAAGCGTCAATCGCCTTGGCGTTGCTGCCGAAAACCACGTTGACGCGGCTCAACGCTTCCTCGGTGGAAGACGCCATCATTACCGCCGCGCTCGCGCTGGCGACCATTGGCGCTGTAACCCCAATGGAGAGGTTACGCCCAATGGCCTGAAGCTTGCTGCCGTCAATACTGCCGATCTTCTTGCCGAACGTCTCAACGGACGCGCCGGCCTTTGTGGCTTCTCCCTCTACGGTCTTGAGCGCCGCGGCATCTTCCTTCAGCCCCCGGCGAAAGTCCGCATCGTCTATCTCGACGACGGCTTTCAGGCGTGCGATTTCCATAGGAGTAAAGGGTTGCTCGGTAGCCGTAGCGAAAGACTCGCCGTGAGCGTTATGGATAGCAGGAGATGAACAGATGCGCGCTTGGTGCTTGGCGGGGTTACTGCTACTGTCGGGATGCGGAGGAGCTCCGGAACCGTGGGCGCCTGCCCGCGCGCATATCGACCGCGGGGTTACGATCTACGAAGGCGACTTGCCGAACCGAGAGGTATACGGCACGGTTACCGATATGGCCTTTGGGGTCACTCGGGACCGCCGCAACCTCTCGGGCGGCTCGCAACTGCCGGAGAAGTACGACGCACTGAAGATGCGATGGCCTAGCGGGAAGGAAGAGTGGATTGTGCGGGATATCGTGGAAACAGATCGGTTCTACGTGAAGACGTCCGACCTTAAGTAATCGGCCGGTGGCGCTTCGAGATTTCCGCCTCTGCCCACATCTCCGACGCCTCCAACTCCAGCGCCAACCGCTGCCAGCCCACTGGTTGAGCGGCCAACTCCCACGGAGCCACCTTCAGATACCGGGCCGCACGCACCAACGCGTAGCCCGGTAATTCCTCGCCTCTACGTCCGCCGCTTACGAGGTAGGCGCGATGGCTGCGGACGCTCGCCGGTTTGGGAGTTGATCCTCTTGGATCGCTCGCCAAATGGAGATGATGGCGAATTCCGGAAGGGATTGGACTGCTTCCAGCGATACCGGAACCGGGGCGCCGTTGTCGGTAAACTCCCAGTTCGTCAGGTTCTCCGCAAGCATCTCGTCGCTGCTCGTGTCGGCCAAGCCGGCCCGATAAGCAGATGACGTACACCGCGTGCGGTAAGTGATCTGGACAGCGCCCACCCCGATATCAACCGGGATAGTGCGCGTCTCTTCAAGGATCGCTGATAGTTCCAATGCCAACCTCCGGGGCTTGCGGCCCATCATTCAAACAGAGAAGGGGCGCCTCCACTTGCGGCAGAGGCGCCCTCGGTCTCGCCGGCCTGTCCCGGCGCGGTCCCACGGCTTCAGTGAGTGTGGGAGATGTGTCCAGATGTGTCGCCGTGCTTACCCGGGCTGCGCCAATTGCCGGGGCCTGTATCACGGTCGTATTGTGGCGCTCGGTTTACCCTCTGGAACCCTGTTACGGCGTGGCGTCCTGTGCCGTGTAAAGCTGCAGCGTGTGCGTGCCGGATGCGGCCTTCGTCACGTAAAGGTCGGTGATATCCGTAGTGAGCGGGTTCGTGATGCCGCTGCCGGTGACCCAGCTAAACGGAGTGTCGGCCGGGATGGTGAGCGTTTGCGCGGGCGCACCGCCCGATGCGGCGTTCGTACAGATGGTGATTGCACTATCGCAGATCCAAAGGAAGCCTTTAAGTTGCGACACGTCCACCGCGAAATTGACCCGGTAATCGGTCTGCGCCCCGACGAGCGAGACGGAAAGCATGCTCTCGCTCTCCGCCGTCACGGTCACGGTTTGCGAGAGACGGGACCCGCCGAAAGCGAGAGCCGCTGTGTAAGTAAAGGACATTTCTTGATGCTCCGGGAGTGGTTAGACGTGCGTGATAACGATTTCGTAAGCGGCCCCGCCAAGGTCGGTATGCGGTTCCAGGTGCAGCGCGAACGTGCTGCCCATCACGCCGTCATTGTCCGCTTCGGTAGGCGTCTCCAACGTGCCGTACGCCGTGAGTTGCAGCGTGTTCCCGTCAATGTCGGTGGCAATCACGCGGGCGAAATAGCCGGTCTTGGCTTCCGCCGCGGTAAACAGGGTCGCCGCATCGGCCATCGCTTCCAGCACGAGGTTGAGCGTGGGATCGTTCGCGATCTTCTTGATGTCGTCGAAGCTGTCGGTGGCGACGTTGAGCGTGATGTGTGGCGCCCAGCGTGGCGGCTGGTTCATCTCCGCTTCGAGGAACTCCACCTCTGCGAGCCCGCCGATGGATGTTCCCAGGAGCACAGAGACCAACTCCGGGTCCGCAATCGCTTTTACGATCTCGGTCGGCGTGGTGGTGAGGGTAATGCCCTCTTGCCGCTTCCGCCCGAAGCCCTCGCCGTTGATCGCTACGTCTGTCCGCGTGAAGCGAATGCGGAAGCCCGCCACCACGCAGTACGCGGCCTTGCTGGCTCGCTGTGCGGACCCCGCTTCAATCGTGAGCGTCTTGATGGTATCGATACCGTCCGGGTTCGGCTGGTACGTGAACGGGGAACTGGTCTGGCTCTCCAGGCACGCCGAGAACAGGTAGGGCGCGGTTTTCAGGCACAGCGGCCCCTCGAACTCGAACTTGCTGTACACCTTCTGCTTGGCAACGCCGGTTTGCATTTCGCGGCCGGCGCTGCGCGTGCGCCCCTGCGGACGTACCGGGTTCAGCGTCAGGCGGTCCAAGCCCAGCGGACGCAGGGAAGCAGAAACTCCGGTGCCTGCGACTGACTCTTGCCCCCACTGCACTCGTTCGTTTACGGTGGCTCGTACGCTCATTCAGTTAGCTCCTGCTGGTAACCTGGACTCTGTAGAGCCCACCGACATGAAAGTACCGCTTGCCGTCCGCAGGCTCGATGTACCGGACGGGAGAGATGCGGACGATAGAAAGAACGGTGTAAGACTGACTGCCGATGGTCACGACCCCCGTGGTGCCCATCAGCGCGGCGTCTATCGCGGCATAGAGCGCGTCCGCTTCGGAGTAGCCGTTGCTGTCCGTAACGGCCTTCACGAGCCAGGCCCCGCGCGCCATCATCCGCTGATCGCCGCCGGGAACCGTGCGGTCATTGCCGCCGCTTTGCTGGTTGAAGATGATGTGCGGGAACGCCGTGCCGAGCGGCGCGAGGCTTTCGTGAATGCGCGTGGATGCCAGGTCGGTTACGTCGGATGCCGCGGCGAGGGTGGCGTAAATGTGCTTGGCTGCGGCTTGTTCTTCGTTCATTCCGCCGCCTTTCGGAGTATCGCCGCCGCGCCTGCTTCAAACGCGGGCCGCACTGCGTCAAGCGCCGGAGCGAGGAAGGGACGGGGCGCAATCTTCGTGGTCCCGAATTCGAGGTACGCGCCGTATTCCGCAGGCACGTCCACCTCTGCGGACAGTTCGCCGGTGCGCCGTGCCTGGATCTGTTCCAGCGTGCCGGTCTCACCTGCAGGCGACTCGCCCGGAGCGCTCGCGGTGTGCAGTTTCCACCCGTCCGGAATGGCGCCGCCTTCGTAGCGGACCCAGCGGGCGTTTTCGCGAATGGGGACGAGATAGACGTGACCGGTCTTGGCGCCCTGCGTGATGTTGTCGTGCGCGTGATCGCGCACGTCCCCCGCTATCCGCATCACCAGATCGCCTAACTGCGCGTGCGCCTTGTCGCCGATCCCGGAGAGGTCGCGCGAGACGGTCAGCTTCAGGGATGCGGACATCAGGCCAACCTCTTGCACTGGCAATCCACGAACAGCGCGTTTGACTGGTCCGCAAGCGGGCTTGTCACTTCGTAGGTGAGTGAGCCAATCCGGAGCCGGTTCGCGCTCGTGACCGTCGTACCGTGCGGCAGGCGGATGATGCGCTTCTCGGCGTCCACTTGCCGCCCGCCTTCCGCACTGTCGCCGGGAGAGGTCACCGGCAACACCAGGCCCGCCACGGTGGATGATGCGGCCCAAGTGCCCACGGTGCGCCCGCCTTGCCCGTCGTCCGCAGTGGTGTTCGCGAGGATCTCCACGGTTTCGGGAAGGGTGCGCTCAATCGTCGCGCGCATCCGCGCCAGATCAGCAGCAGTCGGCATTGGCATCACCGCGGTACATCTGCAAGATTTCCGGCTGCTGCATCGCCCGATACCGGGCGGAAAGCTCACCGATCATCTGGAATTTCTGCTGCTCTTGGAACTGCCCGCCGTTGCTGCCCGGGGAGAACCCAAACGCAAGCTTCTCTTTCGCCTGCCACTGCTCTAACACGTCCGCAGCAGTGGCGTAGAGGTCAAAGGCTTTGCCGATCAACAACACCGGCGGCAGGGTCGTTGCGGAGAACGTCCAATGCCCCACCTGGTAGTCGGATGTGGCGGGAGTGAGCGCGGCCCATTGCGTGTCATACAGGGTCGCATCCTCTTCCCAATCGCCGCGCGGGGCGTAGTAGTCGAGGTAAACCACCGTCCCGCCTGCCTGCACGGTCTCTGCGGCCTGGAGCTCCAGGTACCGCACGTCCGAGCGCCGCTGGTCTAGCGCCCGCTGGAGTTGATCATCGGACCATACCGGCTGTCCGGTTGCCGGGATAGCGTCTCCGATCAGGTCTCGCAAGCGGGACACGAGTTCGGCGCAGGTTGATCGTAGGGCCATAGTAGGTAGGCGGGACGGTGGAGATGGTTAGACCTTCGGGAGACGGAAACACGTCACTTCGGCGCCGATCGTACCGGAAGCCGGCGTAAACGTGATGTTGATCTTGCCGTCGTCCTGTCCGAACCGGCCGGACTCGAACGGGCCAAGCCAGACAATCGCGTTCTGCGCGAGCCCGGTAGCCGCGAAGGCACCGACGCCGGCCCGCATCGCCGGGGGGTTGTCTCCCGCGAGCACAGACGGCGTAAGCGTCGCCGCCGCGGTGTTCTTGATGCGGAAGATTACGCGGTCAGTCTTCCCCGCGAGGGTGCAGGGCAGGGTAACCGCTGCGTCGCCCGTGTCGAGGACATCAGGCGACGGGTCCGCAAGCTCGCTGTTCGCCAGCAGGTCGCGTACCGTAATGGCTGTTGCGTTTGCCATTGGGCAATATCTCCAGAAAACACCGCAGGGAGCCGGTTAGGGCTCCCTGACGATGCGAGTATGAGAGGTTGAGCCGAGGGTTACTCGGAGCGGCTGACGACCGTGATATCCACCTGGCCGGCGCCGGAAGTCTGCCACATCAACTTCTTGTTGGCCGTGGCGAGACGTCCGAGAGGCCCGAGGGTGGCAGTGCTATTCACAGCCATATTGAGCTTCGCGACGACCGTACCGCTGGTCTCTTCCGTGAGCGTCACCACGCGGGCGGTTGCGCCTACGGAAACGATCACGTTGTCAATGCAGAGGTACTTGCCGGCTCCGGGTGCCGGAGAGACCGCCGCTGCCGAAGCTGAAGCGTCCGCAGAGGTCGTCTGCGTAGTCGTCTGCAGGTCCGTGGCCGGATTGGTCACCACGCGCGGGCGCCCGAAGAGGTCTCCGGGAACGTCTGCACGGTCGGCAGTTGCGACGGCGGTTGGCAGCGCGGAGAGGGCCTTAACGCCCATCTTGAGCGGATTGCCGTTATCCGGACTATCGTGGGGAGTGTCCCCAGTAATCTTGGGCATCTGTCTGGTTCCTTCCGGGTTAGGCCGGCTTGTTAGCCGTCAGAACTGCCAGGTAGCTCGGACGAACTACCCGTGCGCCGTAGAGGTGCAGGCCCTTTACCGCGTCCGCAAAGCGAAGTTGCGGACGGTAAGCTTCGGTCTTCACCAGCTGATCTGCGAAGGTGATAGCCTTCGGATGACCGGCCATAATGCGGTACTTCGTGGCCGTGGTGTTCGGCACGTTGTTGGACTTCATAATGCTGAAGCCCGCCGCTTCGCCGATCTGCCCCTTGAGCAGCGTGGGTTTGTTAGGGTCCGTTCCGAAGGACACGAAACGTTCATCCTTCAGCAGCAGGCCATGAACCCACGGAGGAACGATGGCGTACCGATTGTCTTGCGGGACGTCGTTCTCATCCAGCAGAACGCCGAGGTCCACCAGGTAGTCATACACGGCGCCGATGGTGCCGAGGTCCGTCTTGGGACTCGCAGTGGAGCCGATCAGGTTTGCGGCGTCGGTGTACAGGGCCGCGATGAACTGATCCGTGGTGTTCGCGAGCGCGTATCCCGCTTCACCCATCGCGGCATCCATCACCGCGATATTCCCCTGCGCCTTGTCCACGTCGTCAATCGCGAAGTTGTACATCTTCGACTCGGTGATTGAAAGCGTGGTCGCCGCGTCCTGCAGCTCTTCCGGGGCGCTGTGGTCGGTCCCCTTCGTGTAAGTGGATACCGTCACCCGGCCAATGCCGTTAATGCGGACGGTATCGCCCTGTGCGCTGATTTCGCCTTCATAGTCGCGGTTGACGACCATCGGGCCACCGTACACCAGGTTCTTGTTCGTGTTCGCCAGCAGGCGAGCAGACCAGATGGACGGGATGAAGTTGTTGAGACTCATCTATGTTCTCCAGCCCCCTAGCCGAGGGCTACACCTTTGAATTCACCGGCTTCCCAACGGCGGTTGAACTCCGCGGGATTGGTCTTCGCGAGTTCAGCCATTGCCTCTTTCGAGAGCGTTCCGCCCCGCTGCTTCTGCGGATTGCCGGGATTGCTGCCCCCGCTACCGCCGCCGCCGACCAAGTACGGCTTGTCTTTCGCGAGCTGTTCGAGCAGTGCGGGGACGTTCTCCGGGTCACCGTCCGCATTGAGCTTCACTGCGTCTTTGATGAGCAGGTAGGCCGTATCCGGATCCACGATCCCCGCCGTTGCAGCTGCGGCCTTCACTTCCGCTCTCACCACCCGGGCGTTAGCGGTTGCGGCCTTCTCCTCTGCAGCCTGGAGTTGTGCAGCCGTCGCTTGGCCCGCCGTCTCCAGGTCCTTGAGCTTCTTCTCGGCTTCCTTGGCCCGGGTGCGGTAGTTGGCGCTCTCCCCGCGCAGGGATTGCACGTAATCCGCACTGAACACCTGCGGCTCTCCCCCGCCTGGAGGGGTTGCCGGGGGTGTAACCGGGGCGACTGGAGGGGCGCCTACCGGTGGCTCGTCAGGGGAAAAGAAACAGCCGAACAAACGATCACTGAACCTGAACATCTCGCGTGTATCTCCCGCCTGGCACCTGGCCGGGCATTGGGTGTGGGGATCAACCCCGTGAACCGAAATCTAGGAATTGGTGGGAGCCGGCGCCGTAGGGTCGCGCCCCTCGCTCTTGCGTCTCTCCGCATTACGCAGCGCCCCGGGTAGGCTCGCCTCGGTGCGCGTTGGCCCCCAGCGCGGATCATCCTTGTAGTGGACGAAATCCCCAAACTGCACCTCGCCCGCCTTCCACGCTGCCAGGCGCTTCTCTCCGAGTATCCAGCGTTGGCGGTTCTCCGGTTGGCGCTTGAACCAATCCTCGCCCGCTTCGATCTTGGGGCGGCTGTCGGGGATGGATGGGTCGTCCAGGATCTCGGAAAGCGGCTTCGGGCGTGAAATGATGGTGCAGCGGCAGTTAACGTGTGTGCCCTGGATTACATTCGTGGGCATCACCTTCCCGTTCATCGCCAGGCAGGCCGCACAGGTCCGCTGCCAGCTTCCCAGGTTCGCCAGCCAGACCCACTCTTCCACCGCCTCGCCGTTCGCTTCGTAACTCCGCAGCGTGGCCTGCCGGTAAGCTCGCAGTGTCTCGGTGCGGCTGACGGTCAACGCCTGCGCGAACCCGCCGTCGAACTCGCTCTTAAGCGCCTGTGCGATCTTGCGCGGGTTCTGCCCGAGCGCTACCCCATTGAGTAGGCCCGTTTCGACCTTCCGCACGCCGGCAGGAACGATCTTGATTAGGTGGTCCTTGAGCGGCGTGCCGTCAGAGAGGAAGCCCACCAGATCTTCAAACGCGCCCCGCGGCAGCCGGTTGAAGTTCACCGAGACGCCTGCGGGAACGTCGCCTAATGCCGCCTGGAAGAGTGCCGGCGCGTGCTGTGACGCGAGCGCCACCGCCGCTGCCTGCTCTCGCTTCACGGTCTCGCTGGCGTAGCTCACGAACTCCAACAGCGCGGACTGCGCCTGCTCTTTGAGCTTCTGGAGTCGTTCTGCCTGATAGAGCCAGCCAAGAGGCACGTCGCGCCCCTCGTTTCGCTGTTGCTCGATCCCTTTCAGGATCGGTTGCAGCAGACGATCTATCTCACTCCAGGCCCGCCCGTACGCTTCCGCCATCCGCGAGGCTGCGGACTCTTCCCGCGCGAGCAGTGCCGCCCGATAGAGGTCCGCAGCTTCGTAGAGGTTCATTGTGCAGGCGCGTTGTTATCCAGAGGCCCGTTCCGGCCGGCGTCGAAGTTCTTCATCATCCGCCGCGCGTTCTCTTCCGCGGCCTGCGTCTCTTTGGCTTTCTTCTTGCCTTCGTCTTCGGAGTTGTAACCGAGCTTGGTGAGCGCCGTATCCTTCGACACGCCCAAGCCCACTTCAAGTACCGCCGTCTCCACGTCGCCTTTGCGGTCACTCGGCAGCACCGGAGGCCACTTGGTCTTTACGGTGTGCTTTGCGCCCGCCGTGTTCATCTGCAGCAGGCAGCGCCCGAGGAATTCCAACATCTCGCCGTAGAGGGTCCGCTTGTCCCGCGTCTTTTCGAGAAGCGGTTGATAGAGGATCTGCAGCGCGAGCCCGGAAAGTTGGCCGAGGTCCTGCACCTTGCCCGTGGCGACTTCGGGGATGCGGGTGATTTCGTGAAGCGCGGACTTCAGCTTGTCGTAATCCGCAAGAGAGGACCCGAGGTCACTCTTCATCTCCAGGTTGAAGGCGTCCGCTTGCGGGTTCGCTAACTTGATGATGCCGCCAACGCTCATGTCTAGGCCGGTAGCAGCCGCACTGTTCCCCCCACCCCCACCGATGCGCGCACCGGGCACCTGCGGAGGGCTGGAGAGCCCCTTGAACACCGTCGTCGGGTGTGCGTAGAACCGGAGGATGCGCGCGGTATTGGTGGCATTGAAGTTCAGCGCCTTATTGATCGCAATAACCGCCGCTTCCAAGTCGGAATAGCCCCAAAAGCTATTCGGGCACGGCAGGTTCTGGCAGTGGAAGATCGGCGCCCAATCGTAGGGCCAAACCTCCGTGTTCGTCTGCACGAACTTCCCGCCATCGCGGCTTTCCTCGTCGGTGATTGTCCAGAAGGTGGCGTTGTCGCTCTCGCGGCTGATCGTGGTACGCTTCACCAGGTCTTTGCCGTGAACGTTCCACTGGAGAACGTAGGAAAGAACAGTATCGCAGTCGTCTTCATCCAGGATCACATCGACGTTCGACGGATCCAGCACGATGATGCGCGGGTATGGCTTCCGCGGCTTCACGCGAATGAAGACATCTCCGCACACGCCCCCATTGATGCCCACTTTTAGGAGCGTGGTCATCATCCCGTTGGCGTCCCAGCATTCTTGCAACCAGGTATCCGCGTCGGACTTCGCCTGCCCGTCCACTTCAAACGAGATGCCTTCGGGGAAGAGGAACGAGACGCCCTTATTAACGACTACCTGCCCGAACGCGAGCAAGATATTATCGTCTGGCTGCCCCTTCTCCACCTTCAGCGGCTTGGGAAGGTTCCCTTCGTAGGCGTCCCACGCGCACTGCAGCCGCAAGAGGCGCTCCCAGTGCGCGTTTTCCGCCTGCTCCTGAACCATTCGCTGTATCATTTGTAGATGGATGGCCCAGTAGAGAAATCGTCAATACCGAGGGCAGGAGCGACGTACCGCAAAGCGTCTAATCGGTGATAGGTCCGCTTGTTGACGATCTCGCCTTCCACCGGTTGGCCGGATGGATCCAACTTCCACCGGTAGGAGCCGAGTTCGTCACGCAGCCCGCGCATACTTTCGAACAGGAAGAGGCGCTTCGTCTTAAACAGCGCGTACACGCGGTCAATCCCGCCCTGCACGTCGGACACGTACGGCTGAATGATCGGCACGCCAGATGCGGACCAATCGAGGCGCTGTTGCACTTCAGAAGGGGCGCCGCCGTACCACCCAATGACATTCTCATTGGCGCCGGCTGAAAGCGCGTTCGAAGCGTGGCCTTCGGTGCTGTTCCCGCCACCAAGAGACTCCCGGTAAGCTATCCAGCGCCCGCGGGCCTGATCTTCCGCAATCCACACCAGGGCAGTATTCGTGGCGCCGAAGTCGAGGCCCACATACCGCGGCCACTCGCGCGGGATGTCGAAATCCGCGATTACGTGGCCTTCGTGGAGAACATCATCGTAGCAGTCGTAAATCATCCCCGCGGGCTTGGCGAATTGCCCGTCGTACATCATCTTGAAGCGCCAGGCCGGCATTGACGCTTTGCGGTCCCGGTACTCCCGCTTGCTGAAGCCGGGGTTTCCGGTGCTGCTGAACTGCACCACCGCGATATCGGGGTCGCCTTTTACCCAGCGGTCGTAAATCTCGCTCTTGACCCAGCCGAGGTTGTAAAGTGTGGTTGTCCCCAGCACACGCCCGCGGGAGAGGGAAAGGCGCCGGAGCACCGCTTCCCAGGTCTCAACCGTGTACTCGTCCTGTCCGCACTCGTCTAACCAGGCGGCTTTAGCCGTGGCGCTTTCGAGGCCACCCTTCGCGACTGCGGACCGGAGGATGATGCGCCCCCACATCGGATCATCCGGCGTTTTCGCCAGGAACTTCCCGGTTTCGGGGTCGCGGAGTTCGATTACGCGGGCGCTCTTGTGGTACCGGCCAATGCCCAGGGTGTGGACGAACACTGCCAGCATTTCCGGCAGCATCTTGAGCAAGAAGAGGTCGTAACTACTCGATACCGCTAGGTAGTCGTTCGCTTCTCCTTTGCGGGCTGTGCGTTGGATCTCACGCCACAGCCACCACGGCCCCCAAGAGGTCTTGCCGCCCTGCGTGCCTGCCAGCACGAACACAAACCGCTGTTCAGCGTCCCACGCTTCTAACTGGCCGGAGTGTTGGGATAGGCAAAGTTGGCCGTTCTCAATCCGCCACAGGCTCTTCTTCGGACTCATCGTCTTCGTCGTCCGGAGCCGGGCGCTCAATGATTACTTCGCGGATGGTGAGCGGCCCGCCGCCCGGGGCGCTGTGTTCGATGCGCTCCGAGAAAATGCCGTGCGCCTTCCCGAGATGCACCAAAGCAGTTTGCGGATCGTGGAACTCCACGGTCAGGTTGCCGTTGCGGTCGAAGCTCGTCTTCTTTACCAGGTGCATCAGCCCGGCTTCGCGCAACCCCTTCAGGTCCACCGTGCCTTCATCGCCGATGAAGTCCGCATACTCGCCGCGAGCGTGGTCACTCAATCGGTCCAGCACTTCGAACTTGGTGAGCCCGCGTTCGTCCAAGCCTTCTTCGATAGCCTGCTTCACCAGCGGGTGACGCTTCACGCGCCCGCCCGTCTTGTTGATGTGGTTCTCGGAGTAGCCGGCAGCCCTAGCGGCCTTCGCCGCGTTGAACTTCGCCTCTCCCAAGTAGGCGTCCACAAACTTCCGCTGTTGCGCCATCAGTTGGGAGTACGCGCTTTTCGGTTCTTCGCTCATCGTCTCGTTCCAGCGCCCTGATTACGCTATGCAGGGCCGCACAGCGCACCGCGGCGCCGATCAGCGCGGGGTTGGTGGGGGCGCTCATTGGGTCAAGTTCTCGCATCGCTGCAACATTGCGCTAACCATTTTCGTGACCTCACGAAAATGGTCGCTAGGCACGCTATCAACTTGCGGACCATTTTGCCGAGGTCAGCAAAATGGTCGCTATGAGCCGGGAGAGACTCGAACTCTCACGCCGTAGCAGCGAGGCTTAAACTCGCCGGGTCTGCCAATTTCCCCACCGGCTCCGTTCAGCTAATCTCCACGAAATCCAGCCCCGCCCGCTCCCGCGTGTGCCAACACACTGCGTTCCGGTAATTGCCTTCGATGCACGCCAGCGAGCCATCGGGCCGCACCGTGTGTACCAAGAATGTGTGAATGTGCGTACCGCCGCCCGTGCGCCCGTCCTGGTCGCCGTGCCCACCTTTGCGGACCAAGCCGATACAGCCGTCTACCGGCGCTTTCAGCAGGCGCCCGTTCCGCTTGGCCCAGGCGTAGAGGCTCGAACACGAGGCGTTGAGCGGAACGGCCGGCGTGATGCCGAGTTCCTTCCCCGCGAGGCTCACCACCCCTGTCACAAAGCACGCGCACCACGGCTGGTTGTCGAGGTAGGCATAGCCCTTCGCTACCAGGCGTTGCCAGAAGCGCACTGCGGCCCCGTCGTTGCGCCCGGTGGCCTCGCGTTCGCCGACGTGGCGCTTGGCGATCTGCAGGGCGCGCTGTTGGAGCGGGGTCACTACAGCTTCACCTCGCCGACGACCTTCGCGAGTTCCGCAGAGGCGTCCTTAACGCGACCTTCCTTCAGGCCGTTACCGGCCGCAATCAGGTGGTCGCCAAGCCGGATGCGTCCCGCCGCCTGCATCTTGTGCAGGAAGAACTCCTCGAACACCGGCGCCGCCGCATTGGCCGTCAGGCCAGTAATGGCGCGCTTGGCGATCTCCATCGGGTCGACGCTGCCGAGAAGGCTTTTCAGAAGGTCCATCGTCGTTACTCCAGAATGTCCGCACGCTCCACGCGGCGCTTCAAGTCGTCAAACTCTGTCCGGAGCGAGGTCACTTCAACCTCTAGCTTGCCGGCGCGTACTTCGCAGTCGCGGTGGTGCTCCTGGCACTGGTCGACCTTGGCCGTCAGTTCCTCGTTCTGCTTCCAGAGCTTCCGCGTCATCCCCGCGAGTTGCGAGGAGTCCATCTCGTCGCGCTTGCGGAATCGGTCGACCAACTTCCCGCCGATGACCCCTGCAGCCGTCCCTAGTGTGCCCACCACGCCTAGCATCAGCTCGTTACTCACCGGTTGATCGGCCATTCCGCAACCTCCGGCCAAATGTGCCGTTAGAATAGAGGCCGCTTGCGTAAGAAACGGTTGGCCGCTCGAAGGAGAGTCGGCCGGTGACTCGGAAATTCAACTGTCTGCTCCTGGTGAGACAGGGCAGGCACGCCGTTAGGTGGACGCCAATCCACCTAGCGGCACCTGAATAAGAGCAGGCCCGGGGAACGTTCCCCGGGCCTGTGTTGCGTAAAAGCTTGGCGCTACTGCGCCGGTTCGTAGGTCTTGGCGAAAATGTCCAACTTGCAGGGGTAGATCTCGCCGTTGACGCCCGTTATGAGCATGTCCCCTCGGCAGAAGTTCATCGTGCCTTCCAGCGTGGGGATGAGGTAGCAGTTATCGTTTTCGTGAGTGATCGGCTGCCCCTGGTAACGGAACGACCACGGCATCCCGTTTACGACGTTGCCGCCGTGCGCTATTCCGTACTCCACCAATTCATCGAATGTGATCGCTTCGATCACTACGGGCTTTTTGCGGAATAACGGCATATGTCCTCGAACTCGTAAAAGCGTGGCGCCACTCTCCGCAAAAAGCAGCGACGGCCCCGAGCCGAAGCCCAGAGCCGCCGCCGCCAGACAGATGGAGAGAGTGAACGCGAATGGTGGCCGTCGCGGGTGAGACGAGGCACCGCCGCCATTATTATTGGCGATTTATTAGTAATCGGTCAAGTAACCGGCCGATTATTTTTCAGCCAGGCGTTTTCACAGCCCGCAACGCCTTGAGATGGACCGCACAAAGGCTGAAGAGATCCAGTGGTTCTTGGTCACTACTCATCCCCACTTCCGCCACTGCGGGCACGTCATCTTTGCATTCATTGCAAAGCTGGATCTCTCCGGGATGGTGCCACGGTGCGGACGGAGTGAACCGCAAGCCGTCTGCGCTGGTCCAGGCAGTCATGTCAACCGTTTCTATCACGCGCCCTTCCCCTTCCGTCGTTCCCACTCCAATGCCACGAGCACCACCGCGAAGATTACCAGCACCATCCACGGATGCCGGTCCCACCACTGAATGTACGCGCTGAACATCAGCCCCGCTCCTTCCCCGCCCGCACCGCCGCGAGCGCTGCCCGGTATCTGCTGACACGCGCCATGCACTTATCCTCTTCCTTCGCACTCCCGCAGCGGTCGTAGACGATCAGCGCCGCATCTTGTTCCCACTCGTCAAGCGCCTTTTCAAGCAGCGCATCTAGCGGAAGACCGGCCAGCGCCTCCAGGTCCTGCGTGGTGGTCATTTCGTTATCATCTCCCATCGGCGCTTCGGCTCTCCGCACCAGCAAGCGTCCAAGTGCAGCCGCCTTCTGGCTGAACAATGCACGCAACGGCCCATGTAATGACCACGCGGCCGGTCGTCGCGATCTTGCGGGAGAGTTCCTTCGTACGTGTCGGGGCGCCAGGTCTGCCCAGAAGGGGCGCTTCTTTGCGAACGCCCGCGCGAGCATATTCGCCCAACGCAGCCCCTCGCGCCACTGCTCCGGGGATGCGTTGCCGTACGTCTCGCCAGGCGCCGGGATGATGTCACCGAAGCGGTTAGCGGCCATTGAGCGCGGCCTTCTCTGCGGCTTCCCACTCGCGGACGATCTGCACAGTCTTGTTGCCGTAGTAGAATGCCACAATGGACAGCAGGAACAACGCGGAAATCGCCAGCGTCAGCAGTTGCGCCCCCAGCCATAAACGTTGGCGCCACCACTCAATCGCAAGCGGGCATAGCAGCAGCGCGGTAACCAGCCCAACGCCTGCCTCTGTCATACGCCGCCGCGCCCAAGTCCTGAACCCTTCCCGGTCATACATTACGCCATCCCCCCTTCCCGTAGTCGCGCCCGGTTCTCCGCAGCGGTGAGCTGCGGCCCCGCGCTTCGTCCCGTCAAGTCGTCGACCGTCACCAGCGGCCCCGCGTGCGCCGCCCCGATGATCGCAAACGTCACCTGCACCTCGTCTACCCACTCCCGCCACGTCACGCCGATCAGCGCCCGGCCTGGCTCCGTGCGAGTGCGCCGCATCGCGTCAAGCAGGAACCGCGCTTCCTCTTCCGGCGTGTCGAGGTCCGCACGCTCCAGCGCTGCCCGACGCTGTTCCGCTACGGTGGCGAAGAACACGGACTGACACGCGCGGAGCTTCTTGCCGGCGGTGCACCGCGCCACCGCCACGGCGCCTTTCGTGATGCCCAGTGCGGACGCCAGGGCGCCATTCGTCTCGACGCCTTCCGCCCGCAGGCGGGTTAGCGCTTCCTCTTGCGGGGAGAGGCGTGCGAGGCTGATTAGCGTTTCGAGGTCGTTCATCGCGTGCGGTCTCCTACGGCTGCACTTCCGCAACCGCCGTATACCTGCCCATAAAATCGCCGTCTTCATAGACCTGCGAAATCTCGGTGACGAAAACCGTCCGGTCCTTCGGGGTTATCCCGTCCGCTTCCAGCTTGCGTATAATGAAACTCCGCAACGCCTCTTCAACGTCAGGCCCCGACAACTCCACAGCAATGTGATGCTTCATCCCCCTCGCCACTCTCCCCCGGCGCACCGGGCACGGCCGCTAGGCGGCTACCTTTGATGCGCGGTCTAGCTCGTCCGCAAGATGCTCCCATACTTGCATCCGCTCTCGGCAGATGACCGCCGCGGACTCCAAAGCGCC